CTCCAATCTTCATTCAATTTATTTTCTATGTTCGAAAGAGTTTCATCAGTTTTGGATTTCAAATAGGCTTTTTTAATGTCTTCTTTACTATATGTTTTTGTTCCTGCCCATTTAGCTTGTGCGTAAATTGCTTGAGCAGATTCTCCTAATTTAGTAACATCAGCACCAGCGCCAGAACCACCACCGCCACCAAATTCTTTATTTTTCTTTAAATCACTTAATTTGTATAATCCAATTACTTTTTTATTTTTTGTGACAGTAAGGACGGTTCCCTTTAAGTCTTTTTTACCACTAATTTTTTTGATCAACTCATTATCAACATCAAACACAACTTTAGACCCATCATTTAATTCAAATGGGTCTTTAGTTTTCATTTTCGTGACAAAAAGTTCCCGTCTATGATCATACTTGTATAATTCAGTTTGAGATAGTGATGACATATGATTATTCCGTATTTAATTGGAGTATTTATCCTAAACGATCACCGGATAATGTCAAGCTCCTTGTCTCCAGTCCACACCTCAATTTCTGAACGAATTCTGTTTTCAGCCTTCAAACTTTCAAACCGATTACCTGCTTTCTTTTTCCACCAATCAATAATGTTTTCCAGTTGAAACTTGTCATAGTTTTCTTTATCTGGCACCAGTTTATCTGTTCTACCCATGACAACATCGGCAAAATTAGAGAAGCCATAGTTGGAAGTGTAGTATCGTTTTTTCTCTGTGAAACTCAACGCTTTCGTTATGGTGCTTTGAAATCTCTCACCCTCAGGTGTGCCTTTGAGTGTGGCTTTTGTAAGTGCAATGATACGATTAGAAATCTTTAACTTGCGGCTAGATGCGTCAGCCGGCACAATCTCACCAACAATATTCTCCACATAATTTTTCAAATCTTCATATGGTTTGCCATGCATCATAGGCAGAAAATCAGAGTCGGTCAAACCTTTGAAACGCAGATATGGTTTCATGCCATCATACTGTGAAGATGCCTTTGAAGAACCATAAAGACTGGTTGTTTCAAACATACAAGTGTTCATATCATACTTGGCATTCAACTTCTCACGCACCCAATGTGAACAACAAATAGCAGCCAACAACTTGCCGCCAAGATAGTTGTAACCAAAAGGTTGAGCAGGCACAATCACAAAACCCATGATAGTGGTGTTGTTGAATGCTGCGGCTGATTCTTTTGTTTGTGTGAAAACACCACCAAGAAGTTCGTTTCGTGGTTTCATGTTGATAACTGGTGAACCAAGACGAATGAAACCAACCCACTTTTTTGTTTTCTTCTCTAAGATAGCCAAACGAAAACAACGACCAGGAATACTGGTCATATTTGCATGACTTGAAATCATGTTCAAATAAATGTCCCAAGTATCTTGAGGCAATTCGACCAGCTCAAAGTCCATTTCATTTGGATGCATGGTAAAATCTGAAAACAAATCTTCTTCAGGTCCCATGCCAGGCAAAGTAACAGGCCTGTCCGATAGCGAGTTCAGTTTTTGGTCACGAATATAATCTTCAATGCCATTAAAGTGATCAAAGTATGAAGAAAAAATATTAGCGCAATGAACCGCTTGTTCCTTTGTTAATGTCATACTTTGAAACCATCAAACTTACGATTGAATTTGCCTTCACGATTACCAAATGTATTCAAAGGTGGTGTGTCATCAACTTGACCAGAATCAACGATGCCGGTCTGTGCCAGTTGTTCAACATCATATAACTTCATCTTAGCTCTATCAACACCAACTACGAATCGTTTATTCAGATTGGGATCACCAAATCGATTCTTTAATTGCTTGACCATGATTTGATTCAACTGTTCCAGTTCTTCAGTAGAAATCAAAGCAAACATGAAGTCAGCAGTCGCTGGAAGACCGAACGATTCAGAAGTATCTTCTAGACCCGGATCAGAATTAGTAAAACCAGACCGAGTTGTTTGTGTAGCAGAAACAATTGGTAGATTAAATTCTACCGCAAGACCACGAAGTTCTTCAGCAATTGCCTTGATATAAGAATACGAGTTAACATTAGCGCCAGGTTTGATACGAGCCGATGAACAGATATTCAAATAATCGATGAAGATGATTTGAGGCACGAAGTTCTTTTTCAGATGCAATTCATTCAACAAAGAACGGAAGTGTAGAGCATTGGCTGCAGCAGTCGGATACTCTTTGATGATCAACTTGCCGTGAGTCTTTGTTCGAAGTGATTCAAACTTGCGATCATACTCCATCTTTGTCATGGTATGAAGGTCATTCATTGTTACATTCAAAAGATTGGCATCGATACGCTCAGCGATTCGTTCTTCTGCCATTTCAAGTGTGATGTAGAGAACATTTTGTCCTTGAGATAGACAAGATGCAGCCACATGACACATGAACATGGACTTACCAACACCAGTGCCAGCAAGACAGATACTGAGAGTTTTGTTAGGCAAACCACCCTTGGTGATAGTATTGAATAATTCTAGGTCGAATGGAATTCTAGCCTCTTGTTTATGATAGAATTCAAATCGGGAGTCATAATCATTGATATAATCGTGACCAATGTGAGAATCAAAAGAAACACCGAGCGCATTTGAAAGTAGTTTAGGGATTTCGCCTTTGTTTTTATTAGTGTTTTTGGAATCTAGAATAGAAACAGATTCCATAATCGCACTGTAGATGGCTTTATCTTGGCAAAACTTTTCAGTTTGCTCAGTCAACCATTGTAGTTCTGTTGGTTCACTCTTGTTTTGGTGAATCTCATCAAGCAAACCAAGGGTATTCTTTACTTCCTGATCCGTTAGATTTTTAGAATCACCCAATTCAATCACAAGTGATTCGTATGTAGGCAGAGTTTTGTATTTGTTTACAAACTCTGAAACAAATTTGAAAAGGGTTTTATCTTTAGAATCGGAAAAATAATCAGGTTGAATAAACGGCAGAACCTTGCGAGTATACTCCTCAGAATATATCAAATTTTTCAGAATCGTTGTTTCTAGTCTCATCATCAATTTTAGCCATTAGTAGTTGGGTCAGTAGGTCACCCATGATTGTATGAAATTTTTCATTTGAATTCAAGTCATCTATGTCGTGTTCGCCGGGAAAAACAATAGTATAACTAAATTTCAAACGGGCACCACTACCTTCTTCCACCACACCGGCTTTATGATAGCAGAATATTACACCCTGAAATTCAGGCACCAATAATTCTACGCCTGTTACATCAGAGTTATTAAAATTTATAAAGTGGTAATCTTTATCTTCTTCAAGCATCTTCGGCTTCTTCCACCAGGCTATCTTCTCCCATAATGCTGCCATAAGTGATCTCATATTTCTTCCTTACAAACTCTTGGAAACCAGCATTTTCCAAAACATCAAGCCAAAACTCGGCAGTTTGTGTATCGTTATAGCGAAACTTTGCGCCGACTTCACCAGTTTCTTGGTTGACCTTTGCATACCAACCATTGGATGGTTTTGTTACATGACCAGATTCAAGAGCAATATCAAGCAGACCAGACCACTTGTTAATGCCACCTTCAAAAGAAACATTCACAGGAATCTTGGACTTTTCACGCACATAACGAGACTTCTCGACATTGATGATAAAGTTGTAACCAGTAATCTCGGTGCCATCTTTCTCTTGTTGGCGACCAAGAATGTAGATGTTGTCAGCAGAGTAATAAGAACCTGTGCCACCACCAACAATATCTTTCGGGAACATACCAATCTCTTTGTAGGTGTGATTGACAACAACCATAGGAATATCTTTGAGCGTCAAATGTGGTGTGACCATACGGAACAAACTCTTAACTTGTTTTGCACGGCTCATGTCAGCAACAGACTTGCCTTCAAGAGCATCTTCAACTTCTTTCTTAGATGCAAGATTACCAATCGAATCAAGAACAATGATAAGTTTATCACCACGATTCACTTCTTGTAGTTGTTGCATAATATCAAACTTCAACTGCTCAATGTCAGTCAAAGGTGTATGAACAACTCGCTCCATATCAATATCAAATGTTTCAAAGTATTTGATTGGTGTGCCAAACTCAGAATCATAAAACAACAATGCAGCTTCTGGATATTTGTCCATGTAAGCCTTTGCCATCAATAGACTGAATGCAGTCTTAAAGTGTTTTGATGGACCTGCCCACATGGTAAGACCAGGTGTAAAACCACCATCAATGCTGCCTGAGAATGCAACATTCACCATTGGCACAGGTGTGGAAATTTTGTCTTTGTCATTGAAGAACTTAGACTTGGAAAGTATTGCGGTATCTTTAATTGTGGAATTCTTCTTCAGTTTTTCAAGAATGCTCATTTGCTTCTCCGATCTTTATATAAACAATGTTTTCTTTTGGTATCAATTCTACATCACCAGAAGCCTGTTTGTCAAGGCTTACTTTTCTGTTTCGCCATGTTTGATTTGCCGCAATAAGCAATAAAACCGCCAATGGATCAAAAACAAATATGATAACTAAAATTACGAGGCGGACAGCTTTATCTATAAAGTTTTCATCGCTTGTATTGTAGAACAACTCGGCGACATACTTAATAGGACCAATTTCTGCCGCCAATTTATTTTCTTCAGTCAATAGAGGCAACTTTTCATTTGTAATCTTTGTCAGTTCCGCTTGTGTGTTTCTTATTTCTCTATCCAATCTGGCAGTATTTTTATTTGGATTTTCTGATTGTTTTAAAAGATATGTCAATCTATCTTTAGCAATTTTTTCTTGTGCGCTCAAAATTTGCAGTTGAACACTATTTTGGCCTAGAACAATATTAGAATCTAAATGCGCCTTTGACAAGAAACCAAAGATGCCCATACTAGTGATCAACATCAACAAAATGATTGCTACTATAAAGTAGTATTTCATTATGCGAACAGTTTGATTCCAATTATTATACAACCAAGAAACTGTAACAAGTTTTGCAAGTTCTAGCGCAGAACCCATCAGAATAATTGGCCAAAAAGAACCAGGAAAGATTTGCGCTAGACCTATAACAGAATAAAATGCGGCGATACCCGAAAGGATAATCGCCGTGAGAAAAGGTAAAAAAGCCTGTATCATCCAAAGAAGCTTTCTATCGAATTCTCCTTCTCAATTTTCCAGTTGATACAATCCAAAATAATCTTCATCGGTTCAATAAACGCTTTTTCGAATTGCGTTTCGTAATCAATATATTGTTGCAAGCCAACTT